ATGAAAAATTCATTTTATCTGCAATGAATATTGCAAGAAAGTCTTCTGTTTTTAAAACAACAAAAGAACTTGGATTAAAAGAATTTCCAGTTACCGACTTAGGCAACACGGCTGCTTTTGATTTGGGCGAAGATATGGGGCCAGAAGGTTTGATAGGAATTCAGGCTAAAGCGGGTTCAAAAGATAATCAAAGTTCTGGCGGTGGCGTAACTAAAACTTTAACAGGTAATATTCAAAGATTTGGCGCTCAAAATCCCGGTCGTATAAATGATCTTAAAAAAGCAGTTCTTATTTATAACGATCCAAGATACTACGATCCATCAGGTAAAAATAAATCTGCGCTTTTGAATCCTTTTGAGCAAAGTATTAGCGGAATAGTTAAGCCTGATTATTCTAGCATAGATCCAAGCTTAAAACCACAATTAACAAAATTAACTGATGATTTATTAAGTTATTACGAAAAAAATAAAAATACTAAAAATGCTAAAGCTTTATTTGGAGGCTTCATTCCTAACTTTGCTTATAAGCAAGCAGTAATGGGCTTGGAAGAAAGCATGAGCGGTAATAAAGCTATTTTCGATACAAAACCTTTCCCTCATATTAGAAACAGCAGTCAACCAACATTTAGTTCCGCAATTGCTGATCATGGTGGTTTAGGAAATGCATTGAGTGATTCAATGAGAGGACAAAAAGCTGCTGGATTGATGAGTGGAGGTTTTATTCCTAATTTTGCTGATTTTTCCTCTGTTGGTACATCTATAAGAGGAAGAAGCGGTAGAATTGTAAGTAGAAAATCAATTGATGCTGCTATAAATAGCTATATTAAAAGTATTGATTTATTAAAAGTAAATAATGTTGAAATTGATAAACAAGTGCAAAAACTTCTTAAACAATATAATTTGCAAGGAATTAGTATGCAAGAATTATTGAAGCAAGTTAAAGCTCATGCTGATGCAGAAAGAGCAGCTGCTAAAAATGTTCAAACTAGTTCTCAGAATACTGGTAAATTCAAGGAAAGATTTACTAAATTTACGACAGGTGCTATGTTTGCTGGTCCATTGATTGCAGGTCAATTGGAGCAAGCTTATTTTGGTAATAAAGAAAGATCTGAACTTAGCTCTACAGAAAGAATGGCTCAGTCAGCAGTTAGTACAGGTTTAACGTCTGTTACAACGGGAGCTTCTATAGGAAATATGATTTTTCCTGGTTTAGGTGGTGCAGTTGGTGCTGCTGTAGGAGGTCTGATTGGTTTAACATCAGCATTAGATGCTTCAAAATTATCTTTTGAAGAATTAAATAATTTAAATACAAAACAAATCGAAAATTTAAGACAAAACGCTTCTGCCGCTGGAAGTTACATTGAAAAACAAAAAAATTTATCTGAATTAATTACTTCTAAAGCTGATGAAACTCAAATCAGCAATGCTATGAAAGATTTGAAAAATAGTTTTTCTGAAATTAAAGATGTTAATCTTGCTAAATCTTTCTTAGATGCTGGTACTGATGTTAAAAAATTGACAAAAGCTTTATCAGATTATCAACAAGGTATTAAAAGAAGATCTTCTGCTGATGCGGCTATATCAGCTTTAAGACAAGGTGGATTTTTTACCTCAACTGCTGAAAAAGGAGTTAAAAATCCTAGAGATGTCGCTTTTAATCTTTTTAATGCATTTTCTGAGTCAGCTTCGGGTAAAGAAAATTTAAATAAAATTTTCGCTTCTAAACAAAAAATTGAAACTTTAAGACTTGATAATAAAGGTAAAGCATCAAGAGCTGTTTCCGCTGAGATTGGAAACATTCAAAGTCAAGCTGTTGATTTTATAGTTCCTTTAGTAAAAGAAGCTTATCCAGAATTGCTTCAAGAAAGCGAAGAGTTTAAACAAACTGCACTCGGATTAGTTAATTTATTTTTTGGTAAGAGTGGATTATTGATTAAACAGGCGTATGAAGAATTAACGCTTGCTCAAGAAAAAGCTTCTGAAGGTTTAGACGCTAATATGGCTGTTATTGCTTATCTTAGCTCAACTAGAGAAAATCTTGAAAAAACAATATTAGATGGTTTGTTTGAAGCTAATGAATCATTAAAATCATCAGAAACTGGAAGAAAGATTTCAGAAGAAATAAATAATTTTCAAATTTCTTTGCAAGAGAATTTTTTAAATCCATTGGTTGTTTCTGCATCAAAAATGCAATTTCAAAAAAATAAAATTGAATCTGAATTTAAAGATTCTCAAACAAAAATTGGTTTAAAGTTTATAGAAACTAATTTGAGCAGTTTATTGTCGTTGACGGAAAGCGCACAAACATTAACAGATGTTATAAATCCTGCTATTGCAAAAGCGTATTCAGGAGATTTTTCTGATATCGAAAAAATAATAAGTGGACAAACTGAAGGATTAGATCCTAAAAAATTACAAAGTTTAAGAAAAGCTAACGCTGATCGTCTGCGCGAAATTTCAGCAGAAGAAAAATCAAGAAACAGATCGATTTCATTAGTTGAAAATCAAAAACGTTTGGATGATTATAAATCAAATTCTTTAATTTTAGAATCTCAAATAATAAAAGACGAAATAGCATTGGTAGCTCAAAGAGAACGTTTAGAGCAGACGAGAAAAAATAATCTTGATTTAGAAATAGATGCTATAGAGAGAAGACAGGCTGATGAAGCGCAATATTTTGGTATGGGGGTGATTGGAAAAGCACAAGGCAAGGCTAATTTTAGAAATCAAATTCTTGAAAAAAGGCTTTTAGATACTGAAATTTCTCGTTCGAAATCTGCTCAATCAGATTATGATGAAATTATAAAAGCGCGAAAAAATAATATTTTAAATGAGGCGGATATTTTAGAATCTCAAAACAGAACTGATGAAGCGGTAACTTTAAGACAAACAGCGCAAAGTTATAATGGAACACAAATTACAGATCTACAATCATTGCAACAAGCAATATCAGATCTAGAATCAAGAAGTTTTGCTAATCCAAAACAAGAAGAGCAAAGAGAAAGAGCGTTACAAAAGCTTAAAAATATTCAATCTGATATTAATGAAGGTAAAATTAAGGAAATTGAATTAAATAAGCGTTTAAATGAGCAAGAACTTATTGCAGCTAAACGTTCTACTTCTTTTAGATATGGTTTTGCTAAAGGTTTTGATAATTTAAAAACAGAATCAGAATTAATGATTGGACGTTTAGGCGAAGATCTTCCAAGAATGTTTGGTGATGGTCTTGTTGATGGCATTAAAGCTGCAATTCGTGAATCTGATAATTTAGGAGATGCTCTATTAGGTGTTGCTGCTAAATTTCTTGATGAAATAAGCACAACAATGATGCGAGCGGGAGTGTACCAATTATTAGGTAGTTTTGGAATGAGTATTCCAGGTGTTCAGGCCGCAGCAGGAAAACAAAAAGGTGGAATTATTCGCGCTCAATCTGGTATGTATATTTCTGGAACTGGTTCTGGAGACAAATATCCAGCATTGCTTGAGAATGGTGAATATGTATTAAATAGAAGGGCGGTTATGGCTATGGGTGGACCAGCAGCACTTGACACGCTTAATTTTAGCATGGCACCTCGTTTTGCTTCTGGAGGTTCGTTCCAAGCTGAATTGACAGATTTGGCTGCGATGGAATCTGGTATGACAACTTATGGTTTAGAACAAAGCAAATTATATGGTGAATTAAGAGACGAACAAAGAGCAAAAGCAGAAGAAAAAAGAAGAAAAGATTTTGCAAGAAAACAACAAACCGCGCAAATGATAGGAAGTTTAGCGGCAGCAGTTGTAACCGCTGGAATTGGTGCAGGAATAAGCAATAAAATGTCAAATGTACAAGCTGGTAAAGCTCAGAACTTATCAGCAAAATTGCAAACTGGCGCACCTTTATCAGCAGCAGAATCATCTTCCATAAGAGGATTTATGGATAAAGGGTTATTAAATCCTAGTGGAGTATATACTGGACCTCAAATAGTAAGAACAGGTTTTAGCGGTTTTACAGGATATACTGGTCGTCAAACTGGTGGTTTAATCGGTTCTCGTTTATCTGATACTATTCCAGGTTATATGGAAGGTGGATTATATAATAGTCCCATTGTTAAAAAATATGGTGTTGGTATGCAATCTGGCGGAATGTCTCCAGTATCTAATAATAGTTCAAATGTTGTTAATAATAGCAATGCTTCTAATTCGTTTAATTTTAACACAACTGTTAATAGAGATGGTACTATACAAATGGGAGCCAATAATACAAGTTATAAACAACAAGATGTTGAATTATCTAACAATTTAAATACAAAGATTTATGGAGCGGTTCTTGATGTAATTAGAGATCAACAAAGATTTGGTGGTTCTTTAGCTGGTACAAGAAGAGCATAAAATAATGAAAAACGCACTATTAAATTACGAAAATATTTTTTACTTAAATGGAAGGGCTATTTCTGGAGTAACTTCTGTTGATGGCTCTTACAGTATAAATTATGCTCCAATAAATACAATTGGTGTTGGTTATAATAAACAAGTTATAGCTGATGTACCAACCGCCGAATTTAACGTGTCAAAATATTTGTTATATAATGAGCCTTTTTTATATTATACTGGAGAAAAATATAATCAGACTGCATTATCATTTGCAGGAAGCATAAACTATAATAATAGAACTTTTGGTTTTCAAAGTGGTTATTTAAATAGTTTTGGATTGTCTTGTTCAGTAGGAGAAATTCCAAATACAGAAATGAATATACAAGTATTTGGAGATATAGGTGCTGGATATTCAGCTTTAGGTAATATCGGAACTCCATATATATCTGTTCCACAAGTAAAAGATATCACAATTACTTGCAGCGGATCTTCTTCAAATAGAGTAACAAGTTTTGATTATAATATAACTTGTCCTAAAAAACCTATTTATGTATTAGGATCTTCAAATAATTATATACCTTATGAAGTATTATCTGATTTTCCTATAGAAATAACAGCTAGTTTCAATTTAGAGATAGATGACTATTCTTCTAGAAAACTATATGAACAATTAAATAATGATATAGATAATTCTTTTAGTATAAATATTAAGGGAGTCGTTTTTCAAGATGAAGTTTTGTCTGTTGATGGTCAAGATTTAAGTGTTAATGGGCAAAGTTTACTAATAATGCAAAAAGCGGTGGGTTTAACTTTATTCAGTGAATCTTTTAATAATTTTAAATTAGTATCGCAACAATTCTCTTCGAATGCTGACGACGTTTTAAGTGTAAAATTAAACTATAGAGGTTATTTAATGAATTAATATATGTCAATACAATTATCAAATTTAACTGAAAAATTAGCAGCAAATGTTGTCGATACTGACATATTTTTAATCTCAGATTCGACATCTGCGAATGATAATAAGATCGCGCGTTCCGAATTAAGTAAGTCTTTTAATTCATTTACGGCTCAAAATAGTAGCGGGTTAAGTTTTTATGAAAGCGCTGGATCTTATGGTTTATCAATTAGCGGAGTTTATGGATTCGTGGGAATTAATGATCTTACTCCATATGTTAGTTTAGATGTAAGCGACAACGTTACTTCTACTAATGGTTCTGGACAGATTAGAATGTCAACGGCTAATTCAGGAAGAAAAATAGGTATTTCATTATCTGATCCAAATGTTTATTATCAATTTAGCAAAAAACCAAATGACACAAAATTATATTTAGAATCTTCTGTTAATGGAGGTTCAACTTTCACTAATCTACTAGTTGTTGATCAAAGTGGAAGATTCGCAATAACTGATTCTACAGGAGCTTTAACAAGAAAATTTTTATGTAGTGGAGAAATAATAGAATTTCAAAATAGTGGAAATTCTATTTTATTTGATCCTTATAATAACGAAATAAGAACAAATGCTACTGATGAAGTATTATTATTAAATTATAATAATCTTGGAGATGTAAAGATAGGTAACAATGTAATTTATGTTGATAATGATGCTGTGTTTCCAAAAGTAGGAATAGGAACAGCAAATCCATATGCCGCATTAAATGTAAGTGGATCTGGAATTGTAGTTAGGGTTGATGGTTCTACAAATAATTCTACAATAGCAGTAGGAAACACTAGTAATTCTGGATATTTTGGTATCATCAATAATAAAATTTATATAGGTCCATCTAGAGGTGATTCTCCTAGCAATATAGTTTATAGTAATGCTGGTTTTGGTTCATTAGGTTTAGGAACTGAAAATCCTCAATATAAATTTGATGTAAATACTATTTCAGATCAAACAATTGCCCATTTCGCCAACACCGGAACCGCAAAAACTGCTGAAATTATAATAGCAGCAAATAAAGCTTTGGGTGGTGGTGATACTGGGCCAAGAAATAGTTTTGTAACTTTTTCTCGTTTTGATTCAACAGTAGATACTGACAAATGGTCTATAGGTAATATTTATAATGACACAACATTTGGCGGATCTGATGATTTAGTATTTATTAAAGATGGTTATTTTGGGGCCAGTCCTAATGTTGTAGCTAAATTATCTACAGCAGGAAGTTTAGATATTGATGGAAGTTATACTTCTAATAATGATTATTGTAAAGGCAGATTTGTTCAAGTATATCAAACTAGAGTTACTGGATATGATATTTACTTTAATCCTTTATATCCAAATTCTAATTCAAATCCATCTGGACATAATTCAATATACGCTCCATTTACATTAACTAATTTTCCTGGAAGAGTGGAGAGAGTAATGATAACCACTTCAGATGACGCTGTGGCTGGTTATGATTATAGATTTGAAATATCCGCAATCACTCAAATATATAATCCAGCAACTCCAGATCAATATGTTTCTGGGTTTTCGATAAGCCCTCCTAGTGATCCAGCTGCTTATCCTACAAGTGGAATTATTGGTGCAACATATTTTAGAAGCATAAATGATAACATTACTTATGTAAAAACTAGAGCTAACTTTACAGGAACAACTTCATTTAGTTCTGGTCAATTGCTTCAATATAGATTATGCGAATTTAATGGAACAAAAACAGATCCTATTAATTTTACAGTTGTAACTACAATTTCATATAACATAACTTAATGAGTAAATTTATAAAATATGAAAATCTTGATTTTAAGATAAATAGCGATGTATTTTATTCAACATCTGTAAAAATTTCTTTGCAATCAAATATACAGCCGGTTTTATTGGCTGATGGAAGTTTATTGCGATATGCTCCTCAAGAAACAGTTATAGGAAGTTTATCTACAGAATTTTATTTAACAGGTTCTTTACCTTCTTATTTAGATGTTTTAGATTCTTCAGAGTCTTATGCTATATGTAGTTTTGCTGGAATAAGTGTTAATAAATGTTTTATAAAAAGCTTGTCTTTCACAGCTTCGCAGTTTTCACCTATTTTATTAACAGCAGATTTTGATTGGTATGGAACAATAAATTCATCGAATAGCACAGAAGCTTTAAAGCCTAGTTATTTTAATAGGAATCCAACTTTAAGTGGTATTTCTCATTCAAATAATTCTTATATTTCTGATTTATCGAATGTTTTTGGCTTCAATGAAGTTTTCAGTTATTCTTATACAGAAAGTTGCGATAGATTGCCATTTTTTAAAAATGGAGAAATAGCTCCATTCAGAGTTTCAAAAATTAATAGATCTAAAAATGTTTCTGTAGAAGGAAACTATTTTAAACAATCGAATATAGCGGAAATAGAAGGTAAGGATTCAGTTTGCGATATTTATCTTAAAGATTATGCGAACAATCTTTTGAATACTTTTTCTGTTTCTGGAAAGATAGATTCTAGATCATTGAATATAGAAACAAATGGTATTTTGCAAAGCAGTATGTCGATTAATCAGAGAGTAGCGCCATTAAGGAGTTCTTTATGAGTAAATTTTTAGATACACAATTTTCTGTAACTGGAATCAAGAATTTTGAAATAACAAATTCTTATAGCAAATATGATTTAGTTGATTTTGAGTATTATACAGGAAATGAATTAAATCCTTTGTATTTGTCAGGTTTATATGCTTGGTTTAATGTTGACGATCTTAATAATTTAGAAATTGATTCGTCAGGAAAGATTTCTAAATGGTATAATTTAGCTCCTGGACATGAGATAGCTCAAGATTTAAATAATCCTTCTACATCAACAGTTTCTAGACCTTCTTATGATGAAGAAAGAAATTGTATTAAATTTATATCTGATTTGTCTTTATATTCTTATAATCAATTATATACAACAGGCAATCATTTCAAAGGTTTTTTAACTGATGATCGTTGTTGGTTTATTGTTTATGAATTTGATGCTTTAAGACAAGGAGATTATGGTTCGACGATAAAACCTAATATATCTACAATAATAAATACTGATTATACAAATGCTGTTAGTTCAAGCGGATTTTTAGGTGTTTCTGGAAATAATGAAGTATATTCATGGAATACTTTAGTTCCATCATTGTCTCAACAGTTTATTATTGATCCAAATGGACCCGCAGAAAATTCTCCTTCTAGTGTTAACGCTGCTTTTTCGGCAGCTAAATTATTAAAGAATAAAAATATAGTTTCAATAATTAAAAATAATACGACAAACAATCTTCGTTTAAGAAATAATGGTTATGAATTGCTAAATTTAACTTCAGATTATTTTCATTTAGATTGTAAAAATTTAAGAATAGGAACTGCTGGAAATGGTCATACAGCAGACAACGCTTTGTTTAATTATGATGCTTCAGATATTTCTTATTATGAAATAATAGGTTGCTCTAAAATTCCAACAAATAATGATATATTAGCAATAGAAAAATATCTTTTTAAGAAATATTTTACTAATGAAGACGGATTGTACATCGCTAGTTCAAATTTTACAGCATCTGATTATAGATATTCTCCTATAAATATAACAGGATCAGATTATCTTACTAAAAATATTGATTCTATATTTAATAAAACATACGGCTGTTCTTCGAACTTTTCTACAAAAGCTAGAAAAATGGAATATGGCGATAACTACGCTGTTAATGTGATTCCAAATATAAATAATTTAAATTGCGAATTTAATGTGAATTATGATGGTTTAACAGACGATCAGGCAAAAGCTTTAATAGGATTTTTTCAAAATACTTTTGAGTATACTCCTAAAAAATTAACTGACGGTTATGAGCCTGTTTCTTTTGATTTGTTTTTTCCATACAAAAATAATGCAAAAATATACTTTTCAGATTTGCAATATAATTCAATAGAAGCAAATATAAATAAAATAGCTATAAAATGTATTTCAGCATATGATTCAAGTTTAGATTATAGAGGTTTTTTAGTTACAGGTAAAAGTGTTACAAGCTTTTATGATGAGACGAAACTGTATACTAAACACGATGTGGTTTATTATAATTCTTTAGCAGAAAGTTCTAAAGGTTATTATTGGTATACAGGATTGGATAATGTTGTTTTAACGCATAATACTAGTCCAACTGGGATTAACTCCTTATTCACAAGATCGTTTTATTTTCAACCTGATTTAGATTTTGAAATACCAGTCTCGCCAAAATATATAAAAACAGAATTTGATTCATCGGCTCCAGCTTTCGAAAACTATGGAATAAATAAAACGCTTTTAGATTTTTCTTATAATTTATCAAATAGAAGTGATAAAGAGGCCGAAGCAATATTAAAATATTTAGATGCAAATGCTGGATTTAAAATTTTTGAAATGACTTTGCCAACACCTTATAATAAAAATATAGATGTTTATTCACCAGAATGGAGTCATACTTATAAATTTAAAAATAATCATGATGTATCTGTAAAATTTATTGAGTTTAAAGGTTTAACAGATTCCGATATATACTTCAATACCTTAATAAAATTATGACGTACATAAATCAGACAGGTAAAAATATAGGCGAATGCATGACTGGATTTGGTATTCATTATCCTGTTTATGTTTTCAATAGTGGAAATTCTGATGTTGAATATACAGTTACAACATCTAATTCGGATAGATTCCTTTTATCTGATAGTAAGTTTATAATAAATAATGGATATTCGGGTAGTTTTGATATATATTATCTTCCAGAAATTTTAGCTTCTACAGCTTCAGATATTACAGATATAACAATTTTTGGTCAGTCCGTCGAAGATGGAAGTATTGATCCAAGTGGATTGATAACTTTAAATATTACAGGATCAAGGATAATTTCTACAACTCCAGGTCATGTAACAAAATTCATAGCTTTAAGAAACTACGATAAAATTAATGGTTTAAATTACGATTTTTATTGGGATGCTCCAACCGGAACTGGATCTTTAAAAAATTATTTTTTAACTGGATATACTTTGGATATTTCTACTAGTTCTTCTTTTGGGGTTGGGTCTATCGTTTATTCAACTAATTTTAATTTAGCTACAAATACTAACGATTCTCCTAGATTTGGTGATTTTTATGGTATCAAAAAACAAGAAGTTAAAAAAATATCTCAAACTGATTATCCTTTTGAAATAGATCAAGATTATTACGCAAGAATATATGCTTATATGAATGGAGTTTCTGGTATTAATATATATGCAACTGGAGTAGATTCTTTGTCAGATGAACTTTCAACGGAAGTTATAAATGGAAATTCAGGAACTAAGGTAAATATAGAATTTATAAAAAGACCTTTGGATGTTTATATAACTAACGGTGATTACAAAGATTATAAATTATTTGATAAAATTATCGAAGCTAATGGTGGTAGTAAGAATTTTGGTTTTGTTTCTGGAATAAATATTTATTTACCAAACAACAGTTCTTTTACGTCTAGTGATGAAAATAATTATGCTATAGATTTACAAAATGGCATTTTTGAAAATTTTAGTGGAACTTCTAATACAAATATAAATATATTTATAACTAACAGTACAAAACTGTTTGGTAATTTTGGTAAGGGCGGAGATATATCTTTAAATCCAATAACGTTAAACAATAAAGCTTATGATTTTCAAACGACATTTGATTTAACTGATTATTCTAAATCTAATACAGTTTTTTCTGATGCTAAAAATGGTGGCAATGTTTTTAATTTTAATTGTAAATCGCAGAAAGATACAGAATCGTCCGTTAGAACAGATTTAAAATATAATTTATATATACAAAAAAATAGTTTTATAGCTTCTGGCGGTGGTGGAAATAAAGCTGGTATTGGAATATTTGCAGGAAAAAATAATACTCAAGGATATATAGCTTCAAGTTTTGATAATATACAAAGACAGTGCGTTTTTCCTATAAATGGTTCTTATAATAAATATGGTTTAAACTATAAATATAATATTTACTCTCCACCACAACAGGCAGAAAAAGATAATGCTTGGAAAGTTCAGCCTTCAGCAATTGTTGCTAATGTTTTTTCTCCTCAATCTGGTTACGGAGAACAAGGCGTAGATAAAATTGTAATGAATCAAATAGCTGCGATAAATAATATTCCTATTGGAACTTTCAAAGAATCAAAATCGTTTGAATCCTCTTCTATTGCAGATACATCTTTAAATAGTTTTGACTTTTTATTTAAAAAAATAAATAATTCTGCCGTTCCTTCTTGTGGATATTTATTAAAGAAATATTCTGATTCTACTGTTACTTGCTTTGTTAATGATACAGATATATCAACAGATTATGTTTTTAGATTTAATAATGCTGATTTATCAAGCGGAACATCATGGATTGGAAAAGATAATGCTGGTTCAACTATAATAAATTTAAATACAGTAGTTGGTAGTCCAAGTTATTCTGCAAATTATCAGTCATCAGGATATAAAGCTATCACATTTAGTAATAGTTCTTTGAGTGGGTCTTTTGCATCTTCTATTAATTGTGAGGATTTTGATTTATATATGGTAGGCGTTTTTGATGGAACTATACCATCTGCAAATACTTCTTTTAAGTTTTTAAATTGGTTCAATACAAGTATGGCGGATAAAATAAGCTCAAAACACGTTAATATAAGAAACTTTCCAGAAACTTCGTACAAAACATATAGTAAAGAGTCAAAGGTATTTAATATTTTTTCTAGTATTTTATATAACTTTGCTATTGATAATTCGCAAGATTTTTTTAGTTTTAAACACGCTCCAAATACAAGTTTTTATCAACTTTCTAAAGACTTAACTACTGAAAGTAGATATCCATTTATTTTAAACATAAGAAGAAGTGGAACTTTTTATTCTATTTTTATAAATGGGGAATTACACGCTCTTTATGATTTAAACTTTTTAACAACATCTAATTTTAGAAATTCATCTAATTTTATTAAAGATTTAAATGTTACTACATTCCAGTTAATTAATGATTTAACTGGATCTATGTCAAGCAGCTTTTTTGATATTATTTTTTATAATAGAGTTTTATTCAATAATGAAAATCAAAGATTATTAAACTCTCTGCTTAATTCTTACATAAACTTATTCACAGGAACTTCAACAAATTCTTTAGTTCTTTCAAACGATATTAGAATGCCAAATATATTTAATATAGCTGGAAAAGTCTCAACAATATGAATACTTTATTTAAATTAGATAATTATGTAATAATCGATTTGTTTGAAATAGAACTTGAGCCGAATGAAGGTTATTTGAGATTTCATGGTTCTAAAAATTTTAGCAAGAATGTGTTTTTCCAAAATAAAGAATATATATTTATTCCATGTGAATTCTCTTCTTATGAAAATACTTCTGATGGAAGGCAAAGTAGACCAAAAATACAAGTAGGAAATATAAATAATTATTTTTCTAAAGTTCTACAAGATAGAAACGATCTTGTTGGCAAAAATTTCAACAGAAAAAAGATATTAGCAAAAGATTTAGATTTATCAAATTTTTCAGATGGAATAAACCCTTATGGTATTTCTAACTTTAATACTTATGTTGCTTTTGATAAATTTATAGTTAATGCAAAAACCGCTGAAAATTTAAATTTAGTAGAATTAGAATTAGTAACAAAAGTTGATATTCAATCTTTATCAATACCAGCAAGAAAAATAACTAATGATACATGTTCTTGGAATTATAGATGTTATGGTTGTAATTATGGTAATAATAGAAATTATGCTGGTCCAAATATTACAGTTGGAGGATCTTTTAATACTTATTTAGGAGTACCAATAGCAGATGATAATGATAAAGTATTTTTGAAAACTTATAATAAATTACCAAATAATGGTAATTATAATATAACATCATTGACTTATAAAGGCGAATGGTCAGCCAGTACTTCATACGCAATAGGTGATTTTGTGTATTTAGATGCTGTGGCAGACGTAAATTTAGAAAATGAAAATTCTGTTTTAGTTCCATTGAATAAACCAAAAAATTATTTTGTTTGTGTTAGCGCGAATACAAATAAATATCCATCAAAAAATAGCGATGTGTGGAAACAAGACAAATGTTCTAAAACTTTGAGGGGATGTTTTTTAAGATTTGCTAACAACACTTCTTTAACAAATTCATTACCGTACTTGCCATTTGGTGGTTTTCCAGCAACTTTTCCATATAATAATGATACTAAACAATGATATATTAAATCAGATTTCTCAATATTCTAAGGATAATCGTGAAATAGAAGCTTGCGGCTTTGTTGTTGAAAAAGATGGAAATATTATATTTTTGCCTATTGTTAATATTCATCCGTATAACGATTTGAACTTCTTAATATCTCCAAAAGATTATTTATCTATAAAAAAAGAATATAAAATATTGTACTTTTTCCATAGCCATCCTATTAATGAAGACTTCTCTGAAGCTGATCTTCTATATCAAAAATATCATAATTTAGATATGCTTCTTTATGTTAATGGATTAAATATATTTAAAGAAAAGAAGTGTAAATTAATATAATAAATATGATTAACGTCAAATTACATGGAATTTTTGAACAGTTTGTAAAAACTGAATGGAATTTGAATGTCAGAACTGTGTTTGAAGCTTTTGAGGCTATCGAAGCGAACTCAGGTAAATTGCTAGAAACTCTTGGGACTTTTCAAGATTATTTGACTCATTTTATAATATATGTTGATGATAAGCCTATGTCTGTAGAATATTTAAACTCTCCAATATTAAAAAAAGATTCTAGAGTTGAAGTTGTTCCTTTAATTTTAGGTTCAGATTTTGGTATGTCTTTTCTTATTGGTTTATTACTTTTAGCAATATCAACTGGAATACAGTTATTAATAACAAAGCTAATGAGTCCAAAAGCGCCGAAAGATGTTAAAAATAATTCAAGACTCTTTTCTGGTTATGAAAACGTTACTAAAAGAAATGTTCCAGTTCCAATAGGATATGGAAGATTAAAAATAGGAAGCGTTGTTGTTTCAAACGGTTTAACTTTAATCAATAAAATAAGCAACGTTTAATATGAGCGCAGCAGGAAGAGGATCAGGTGGTAGTATTCAATCTTTTAATTTAGCCGAAGATATAGAAAAAGATTTGGCTAATGATGAAAGAATTATTGGAGCTTCTGATACTCAATCAGTATCGTCAGTAACTTCAAATCCAATTTCTTCAATTACTACCTCATCAACTGATACAAATAATGCTGGTAGTAAGATAAATATATATATTAAAGATAGTTTGCGAGGCTTATTAAGCACAGCTGCTAATGCTGATAATATAACATTAGATACAGAAACTTTTTATGAAGCTATTGATTTATTAGGAGAAGGTCCTATTGAGGGTTTAGTAGATGCTGATGGTAATACAGTTAACTATCTTGGATTAAATGCTGATACGGCAGATAGAGAATCTTCATTAGCTTATGGGGTGTATTATAACGATATATCCGTAAAAGATAAAAAAACAAACTTTTTAAATTTAACTGCCGCTAACTTTCAGATCGCTTTGGGCAATGAGGTTGACAATTTTAATGATATTTCCAGCGCTATTTACACATATCAATCTAGAGTATATGATTTGGATTCTGATCCCGGTATAACAGAATTTAATACTTGGGGTAAATTTGAAACGCAATTATTTCAACAAAATACTATAGATACTTTTCAAAGGAAACTAATATCATTAAAATCAGCGGCTAGAAATTTTTCTCATTATATAAAAAATAAATACGTTACCTCTGCAACGGTAAATATTAATATAGATAATTGTTTTTATATAGGTGGTAAAGGAGATACTTATAGTAATAATATTCGTTTTGTAGTAAGCGTTACAGATTTGAGTTCGAGATCTACTAGTTTCTTTTATTTTCAAGGATATTTTGTTGTTAAATCTACTGCTATAATACTGCCTGTAGAAATATCTATAAATAGATCTACAGATTTATCTGCAAATTCTCCAGAGTTTTTAATAAATGTTTATAGCGTAGAAAAAAGAATAACTGCTGCTGGAGAAAAAACATCCTCTAACTCATCAAGATCGTTTTCAGTGGATTCAATAATAGAAAGAGTAAATTATGGTTTTTCCTATCCTTTTTCTGCTGTTTGTAAAAACATAGTTAGTGCAAAACATTTTTCTAATATTCCAGTAAGAAGTTTTGATTGTAAACTCTTAAAAATTAAAGTTCCAGATAATTACGATCCTGATATAAGAGAATATGAAGGAGATTGGGGCGGCAACTTTAGCAAGCTTTTAAAATGGACAGATAATCCAGCTTGGATATTTTATGATTTATGCATAAATGGAAGATATGGATTAGCTAGAAGCTCTATGTCTGAAACAGATTTGAATAAATGGGAATTATATAAGATATCTAAATTTTGTGATGAACTGGTAAGAACAGAAGCTCCAACAAAATATGCTCCAGAATCTTTTACTTTCAACAACGACCTTTTAGTTAGTGAAAAGAAATACAACACTATAAGTATTAGCACAACTGAAAGTTTAGAATCTTTAAAAGCTAAATATCCAGAAAAAGGTATTTTATTTATTTATGATCTAAAAAATGAGTTTGATGAAGACGTTCAAAGTAATTATAAAAAAGTAATTTTATCGGTGACTACTGATGGAACAACGGCAACCATAAAATTATGTAATGATTTTGGTGTTAGAAAGTTTATTGAGTCAGATATGAGCGGTAATTTTTATACAGAATTGCAGAAATACGTTTCTAGTAATGCAAGCGTTTTAAATACAGAAGATAACATTAAAAAATTCGCAATTTCTTATATAACAGGAGTTGGCAATTCTATATCAAATTTCAATTCTGCAAATGAAGCTGTTTCTTTAAAAATATCAAGAGCTAAAATTTTTGATTCAGCGTTAAAAATAAAAAGTGGAACTTGCGTTGCAAAGCAGGAAGGTTATTATGATTTTCTAGAATCAAGATTTTTAGCGAATATTTATATAAATAGTGAAACCGAAGGATTGAAAATATTAACTGATTTATCTTCAGTATTTAGAGGAATTTTTTATTCTAGAAATGGATTGATTAATATAACGACTGACGTTAAAAAGCCAGTTGTTTATATTTTTACGAATTCTAATGTTAAGGATGGGGTTTTTAATTATACTTCTTCTAATTTAGAGTCTTCTTTCTCTGTTGCTAAGGTATCTTATCTAGATAAGACTGATAATTTTAAAGATAAAGTTGTTTATGTGGAAGATGCAGAATTGATTAAGAAATACGGTTTGATTGAAAAAGAAATCTTAGGTTTTGGAATAACTTCAAAATATCAAGCTAATCGTATTGGAAGATGGTTTTTATTGACAGGTAAATTAGAATCTCAAACCGTTAATTTTTCTACTGGAATTGAGGCTACGAATTTGAAAATAGGTGATATTATAAGAGTCGCCGATAACTTAAAGATTTCAAAATTAGAATTTGGAAAGATAGTATCATTAGACTTTAAAAATAATTATGTTTATATAGATAGAGAGTTGAAGCAAGATGTTCTAGGAAAGAAAATAAAAATTTTTTCTATAGTAAATGATGAACCTCTGGAATCGACTTTGAATATTTTTGAAGCGAGCAACGGAGATTTGAGGCTAAAGCTATTAGAGTTTGATTATTTTAATTGGTATATTAAAGCTGGTATTATAGCCTCAAATAATAATCAAATATTGACCGCTGATAGCTCAATTGCTTCAGGCTGGAATAAGAAAGCTTATACAAATCAATCTTATATTGATAATTGTAGTTTGTATTTTACAATACCGGATTTCTCAAATCAGAGTGCGATAGGTTTATCTGAAGTTTACGATCTTAATGTAAGTTATACTGATATAACTTATCTATTTAGATTTAACGGTTCTACCTATTATGTGGAAATTACTGGAGCTACTGTTTATACGGGAACTTTTGCATTAACAGATTCTTTTTCAATAACTTATAGTGAAAATTATATAAGATTTTATAGAAATAATATTAAAATATACGAGACAGCAAGACAATTGGGAAATAGCTTGTATGCTGTTTGCGCTTTAAACACTCAATACGCTTCTATAGAAAATATAGTTTTTTCTGAATTTCCTATAACAAGTTATGGAAAATTCTCAAATTTAAGAGCGGACGCTAATTTTTCTATTTATATAGAAAATAATACTGATAAAGAAGATTTATATAGAATAATAGGAATAACAGAATCTTCTTCGAATGATTATAATATATCGGCTTTGAAATATAGTAATGAAAAATTTACAGATATAGATAAAGATGAATACATAGATAAAAATCAATATGTTAAAAAACAAATTGTTTTTTCAACAGATGAGTATATACAACCTCTTTTTTCAGATTCAATTATAAATGCAAATATAAAAACTCAGTATTTATCATACGTTGATTCTATTAATAATATTTTTGACTATTGTTTTATTATTGAAACTGAAGTCTTGAATCCTAATTTTAATTTAAAAAATTATATGTCTATTGAAATAGATTTTGAGTCTTTATTTAATACTTTATCTAGTTCTTTGTATATTTATGGAGTTTATTGTAATATAATAAAAGATGGCAAAATATTAAAATTCAAAGTTTTAAAGAACGAGGCATCGAAAATAAGCGTCTTTTTAGGAGAGAAAAGAAATGGGTCTATTCAAAATACAGTAGCTTATGATATAGACTTTTATGCTTTTGATTCAAAAATGAAATTAATTAATGTGTAAAATATAACATGGCTTTTATTACTAACAGTGGTATTAATTATGATCAGCCTTTCAAGGTTGAAAGCGTTGATGTTTTGCTGAATGGTCCATATTCTTCAAAAGACTTTAGTTTGTCAGCAAGTGAATATGGTTTAGACGCTTCTATACCTTTGATAAATGTTTTTTTAGCTCAAAATAATGTAGAGTTGTCTTGGACTGTTAGAAGACCTGTTACTTTAGATATTATAGATACATATGTAACAGATGCTGCATTTTCAGGTTTTTATTTAAATTTTTACGATACAGGTAGACATTTACTTTTTACTACTCCAAATAGCTTTCTTGAGACTAATTATTCTATTAGTAATTCTGATCTATATCAAAGTTTTTTACATGTTACTGGATCAGAAAACATACAAAATTTAAATCAGTTCTTTGTTGATATTGTAAGTCAAGATTTACAAGGTAAAACAAGCACTGGTATAGCTTTAATTAATTTTGGCAATCCTTCAGTCGATATAAGCGGATATAAAATAGATAACAATGCTCAAATAAATTTATCTTATGCTGATCGTAAGACTATTCAATCTTTAGATGTTTTTGTTACAACTGGAGTAGTTTTTGATGTAAATTCAGCAGATTATTTATTATATCAAAATTATAATGCTCCTTTGATTGATAATATCGATGTAGAAGATTTACAAAAAAATAGTTCAGATGTCAATACTGATAATTCTTTAAGAGTTCCATATTATGTTCATATTGTTCCTTATGGATATCTTTTAACAGGTCAGAAGATAGTATCTTCAGGAATAAAACCTTCTTCTTATTCAAATACTAATTTGCCGTATCAGATAAATAATGTAACTGGGTATGTTTTTAACAATTATAATGATACATCAAAAGATTTAAATCTTAATGCTTTTATAAAGTGGGATTCTATACAACAAAGTCAAGATTGTAGTTTTCATATTTTAGTTGAAGAAAGCGGTTCAAATTCAAATAAATATGATTATTTTTTGCAAAATAGATCTATTGATAAGATTTCATCTATTGTACAAGGAACTGGAACAGGTTTAAATACTCTTGCGGTAATTTTTGAATCTAATGGAGCTTCAGGAATAAAATGGAATGATCATACTATATATGTTGATAATTTAGGATCTTTATCTACAGGTTTATATCCTCAGTATTCTTCTGGTATAAATTATATAACCGAAATAAGAATTCCTTCGGGTTCGTCTAATTATTCTGAAATATTTTTAAGTTACGCTAACACAGGAAATAATTCTTTTTCTTTCTTGCCGTCTGGTGGGCATTTTAGTGGAAATATATATACTGGAACATATTCTAATCAAAGATATTTGCCATCTTTTTCTTTTAATAATACAGGATACAATAATTTAGAAGATGCGGTAACTGGAATATCAATTGCGAAAAGAATAACAGGATTTACTGATTTTGTTTATTCTACTATAGATCCTTCTTTTATTTTTCCAGTTAAAGAAGATGCAAATTATTTTGTAAAAGTTCGCGCAATAAACACAAACGAAGTTGTTTCAGAATTCTCTGATACTTTACTTATTAGTTCTGGATATATAAATCAAGCGATTAATTTATCTCCATTAAGCGGAAGATATGTATTTGATGGAGTTGGAGTTTCTGGATATATACCAAAATTTGATGGAGTAGATTCATTAACAACTGGAACATTATATTATAGTGGTTCTAATAATTTAGTATTTACAGAACTTCCAACAACTACAACTTCTGAAAATTTATATAAGTTAGTAATTGAAGATAATATTGTTAAAAAACAATTAGATACTGGTAATGGTACTGCTTTGATTGATGAATTTACTCAAGCAAGTCATGGATTCGTTGTTGGTGATATTGTTAGATTCGATGGGACTACATGGTATAAAGCGCAAGCTGATAGTGCCGAACACGCTGAAGTTCAAGGCGTAGTAAGAACCATTGTTGATTCAAATACTTTTAAATTGGTATATGATGGATTGATTGAAGGATTAAGTGGTT